GGCGCGACCAAGGCCGTGGTGCCGTAACCGGATACCCCCGGAGCCAACGATGACGGGTAGCGCCGGTGCCGATGACTGGCGCCACCCCGAGCCCCAATGAGCGCGCGAGGAGCGGCGGCGACATGGGGTGCACGGCCACCCCGCCGCCTGTAAAAGTTGTCTCCTTGACCACGAGCGACCTGATGCGCGACTGGTCTTATGCCCGGCGCGGGGGTGCGACCCCGCGGCCGGGCCTTCTCTTTCACTAGGCTCACCAGGCGACGGACCGGCAATGGCGCTCGAGACCTACCAGCAGCAGGTGGCCGACCTGGTCCGCGCGGACAGCGACCGCATGACGCCGGAGCAGGTGGACGGCGCGATCGCGCAGGCGCTGGAACGCCTGAGCGACGTGCTGCCGCGCACGGCAATGGAGGAGCAGGCCAACGTCTCCGGCCAGCGCCTGGCCACGCCCGCCGGCTGGGTGGTGGGTGAGAGCCGCGTGGTCGGCATCGAGTATCCGATCGGGAGCACGCCGCCCGAGTGGCTCGCCAACGACCGTATCTTGCTGGTGGACGCACCGGACGGCACGCAGCAGATCGGCCTGCTGGATGCGCTGCCGGCGGCGAGCACGGTACGCGTGTCGTTCACCTTGCCGCACGAGGTGACGAGCCAGACCGACAGCGTGCCGAGCCAGCGGCGCTGGGGCGTGGCCGCGCTGGCAGCCAGCCTGCTGTGCGGGCAGCTTGCCACCGCCTACGCCAGCCAGAGCGACAGCACGATCGCGGCCGACAGCGTGGAGCAGAAGAGCCGCAGCGACCTGTACGCGGCGCGCGAGCGCGAGTACCTGAAGCAGGCTTACACAAGCTGGGGGCTGCCGGTGCCGGGCTCGCGCGGCGCCGGCAGCGACACGCGCGGCACCAGCGCCAGCGTGAGCTTCGGCTCGCGGCGCGGCACGTCTGTCGAGCGGGGTCTGCGGTGGAGCTGAACGCCGAGCGCGCCAAGAACATGGCCTGCGGCATGACGGCGCGGGTGGTGATCTCGTGCGCGCTGGCCTCCGGTGTCTACGCCGCGGGGCGCTTCCCGGCGGCGGTGCTGGCTATGCTGTGGGTGATCTACGCCGTGCTGGCGGACCGCCGCCGGCGCGACTGAGGTTCAGATGGAGCAGCCGTTCGTCCGGGTGGAGGCGTTCAACGTCGAGCGCGTGGCGGCGATGTTCGAGGCCAGTCCGCGGATCATGGCCGAGGAACTGCTCGCGGCCATGACCGAGGTGGACTTGCACCTGCAGCGCGAGGTGGCCGACCGCACGCCCACCGCCTACGGCACGCTGCGCGATTCGATCTTCAGCGAGGAGCGCATCCAGGGCGACGGCGTGCTAGGCGTGGTGGCGAGCCCGCTGACCTACGCCGAATACGTGGAGGTGGGCACGAAGCCGCACTTCCCGCCGCTCGAACCACTGAGGGACTGGGTGCGGGTGAAGTTCGGCCTGACCGACGAGACCGAGATCCGCGGCGCGGCGTTCCGCGTGGCGCGCGCGATCAGCATCCGCGGAACGCTGGGCGTGGGCATGTTCAACCGCGCCTTCGCCGCCAACAAGGCGCAGGTGGAGCGCCGCTTCGAGATGGCGGTGGACCGCACCGCGCGGCGCATGGACGCGCTGCGTGAGGGGGCCGGCTGATGGCCACGCTGGCGCAGATCCGCGCGGCGATCAAGGCGAAGGTCGAGGGCGTGCCCAAGATCGGCCGCGTGCACGACTACCAGCGCTACGACGCCAACGCCACCGGCCTGCAGGGGCTGTACCGGACGACGATCGACGGCCGCGAGCAGCTGCGCGGCTGGTTCGTGACGCGCACCGCCACCGCCGAGGACGGCCCGCAGGTGGGCCGGCGCGTGATCACGCACACCTGGCGCCTGCGCGGCTACATGAGCCTGGCCGACGGCAGCGCGAGCGAGAAGACCTTCGACGACCTGGTGGAGGCGCTGCGCGAGGCCTTCCGCGCCGACGAGACGCTCGGCGGCGCGGTGGCCAGCACCGCGCTTGAAGACGGCGCCGGCCTGCAGTTGGACGAGCAGGTGCCGGTGATGTTCGCCGGCGTGCTGTGCCACATGGCCGCGCTGACGCTGCGCACGCGGCATTACGAATGAGAGGCGAGCGATGGAGACGGATTTGACCGAACGGGAGCGCGATTTGGCCGACGACGAATACGCCGGCCAGGGCGGCGCCTACGAGGTGCGCGACGGCCGCCGCGTGCTGGTGGAGAGAACCGCCGAGCCAGAGCGCCTGGCCGAGATCGGCGGGCCGTCGCTGAGGCGAGCGATGGAGACGGATTTGACCGAACGGGAGCGCGATTTGGCCGACGACGAATACGCCGGCTGCGGCGGCGCCTACGAGGTGCGCGACGGCTGCCGCGTGCTGCTGGAGAGAACCGCCGAGCCCGAGCGCCTGGCCGAGATCGGCGGGCCGTCGCTCGCCGGCAGCACGGTGGAGGTGATGCGCGCGGCATTGCCGGTCGAGGAACACGTTCCGCCTTTGTATGTGGGTCTGCAGGCGCCAGCATTGCTGGCGCCTGCGCTGTGGCCCCGCCCTGCCCGCGCCGAACGCGCTGACGAGTAAGGACTAACGATGCCCCTTCTGACCCGCAAGGCGATCATCCTCGCCAAGAGCGAGAGCACGTACGGAATCGACAGCGTGCCGGTGGCCGGCACGGACGACATTCTTGTGCGCGCGTCCACGCCGCGGCCGCTGCAGGCGCAGTTCGTGGACCGCGCGCTGATCCGGCCCTACTTGGGCCGCAGCGAGCAGCTTCCGGCCGCGGTCAGCGCCGAACTGGAGATCGAGGTCGAGCTGGCTGGCGGCGGCGCGGCCGGCACCGCGCCACGATGGGGCACGCTGCTGCGCGGCTGCGGCTTTTCGCAGACGATCAACGCCGGCGTGAGCGTGGTCTACGCGCCGGTGAGCGCGGCGTTCGATAGTGTGAGCATTCGCGTCAACCAAGACGGCGTGCTGCACAACCTGACGGGCGCGCGCGGCACGGTGCGCCTGGCGGTCAACGCGCTGCAGATCCCGGTGCTGCGGTTTCGTTTCGTGGGGATATACAACACGATCAGCGATGCCTCGCAAGGCACGCCGACCTTCACTGGCTGGCAGAAGCCGCTGCCGGTCAACGACGTCAACACGCCCACTTTCACGCTGCATGCGTACGCGGGCGTGCTGCAGTCGCTGGAGCTGGACCTGGCCAATCAGATCGTGTTCCGCAGCCTGGTTGGCTTCGAGGGCGTGCTGCTGACCGACCGCCAGCCGGGCGGAACCATCAGCATGGAGGCGACCACGGTCGCCGCCAAGGACTGGTGGACCAGCATCCGCAACGCCACTACCGGCGCGCTGGCCCTGACGCACGGCATCGCTGCCGGCAACACGGTGGACCTGGCCGCGCCGAACGTGCAGATCATCGAGCCGAGCTATGCGGACAGCGACGGCATCGTGATGCTCAACGGCAACCTGGCGCTGGTGCCAAGCTCGAGCGGCAACAACGAGCTGACCATCACGGTGACCTGAGATGAGCTTCCGCATCCAACTGCCGCCCACGTACGAGGCTGAGGTCACGGTGGCCTACCCGGTGGAGGGCGGCCGCGTGCACAAGGCCAAGTTCTTCGCGGTGTTCCGCCGCCTCGCGCAGGCCGAGCTGGAGGCGCTGATGGCCGACGTGGCGGCCAAGACCGTGACCGACCGCGACGTGCTGGGCCGGGTGCTGGTCGGTTGGCGCGGCGTGGAAGACGAAGACGGCCGCGAGCTGCCGTTCAACGAGGCCACGCGCGACCAGCTGCTGGCGTTGCACCCGGCGCAGCCGAGCATCGCGCGTGCGTTCTTCGAAAGCATTGCAGGCGCGCGCGAAAAAAACTGATGGAGGCCGCGCGGCACTGGGCGATCGGCGGCAACGACCCGGATCGCGGCGCGGCCCTCAAGGATGCACGGGACCTGCTGGCCAGCCTGCAGGCCTGGAACGCGGGGCTGGAGCACACCGGCCCCGTAGAGGCCGAGATCGAGCGGCTGACGGCGACCATTGAGTTCGGCGTGCATCAGGACAACTGGTCGTCGGTGATGCTGTTCTGCGATCTGGCCACGCAGTGGCGCTATCTGCCGACGATGGGCGCGGCGCTGCCGCTGGGGCTGGACTACACCGTGGCCGAGGCCGTGATGCGCATGGACGGCCGCTCGCCCGAGCGGCAGCGCGAGCTGTTCCGCGACCTGCGGCTGATGGAGGCGGCGGCACTGGCGGGCTGGGCCGAGCGGCGCGAGCAGCGTGCCGTGGCCGCTGACAAGGCGAGGCACTGATGGCGACCGAGTTCGGCATCCGCATCAAGGCCGACGCTTCGGGCTTCAAGGGCCAGGTCGGCGAAGCAAAAGGCGCGGTCGAGGACTTCGGCCGCGTCGCCGACGAGGCGTCCGTGGCCGTTGCCAGCAAGCTGGGCGTGGCGATCGGCGCCGCGGCGGTGGCGGTGGGCGGGTTCTTCGTCAACCAGGTGCGGCTGGGCATCAGCGCGCTCGATGACCTGGACAAGGCCGCGCAGGGCCTGGGTATCGCCGGCGACAAGCTGTCCAGCCTGCAGACCACGTTCCGTGCCGGCGGCGTTTCGGCGCAGCAGTTCACCGGCGCCATGACGCGGTTGAGCCAGCAGCTGGCAGACGCCGCCGCCGGCAGCCCGCGCGCGGCGGCGCTGTTCGACAGCATGGGCATCAGCGTGCGCGACGCCGCCGGCAACGTGAAGACGGCCGACGTGGCGCTGGCCGAGATTGCTGAGCGCTTCCGCGGGTACGAGGACAACGCGCTGCAGGCCAATCTGGCGACCGACCTGTTCGGCCGGACCGTGGGCACGAAGATGATCCCGACACTCAACAAGGGCGCCGAGGGCCTGACGGAGCTGACCGGGGCGAGCAAGGAGCAGATCGAGGCCGCGGCCAAGCTGCAGGGCGAGATCGACAAGCTGGCGGCGACCTGGGACCGGCTGTGGCTGTCGGTGGCCGGCGGCGTGGCGCGCGGCATCAACAGCGTCTTCGACCGCGGCAGCATCGAGCAGCAGATCGCCGAGGTGCGGCAGATCATCCGCTCGATGGAGTTGAGCCAGAGCGGCGATCCGCGCAACCTTGAGCGCTACCGCGCCGAGCTGGAGCGGCTGCTCAACGAGCAGGCCGCCATGATGGGGCCGCCGGCGCCGCTGACGCAGGCGCCCAATGTGGGCGGCGCGCCACGCGGCAGCCGGGCTGCGCGGCCCGGCCGCGTGGCCGTTTCCGAGACCGAAGACGAGGCCGAGCGGCTGGAGCGCGAGCGGCTGCGGCTGGCCGAGGAGGTCTACCGCAGCGGCCTGCGCGCCTACGACCAGCGCGCACGCGAGATCGCGCAGCTCGAGGAACAGAATCAGGCCGTCCGCAACCAGATCGAGGAGTTCGGAAAGACCGAGTCGCAGGTGGCCGATCTGCGCGCAGCGCGGCTGGAAGACGCCGCCGCGACGCTGGAGCAGCGCGCGGCCTCGCTGGAACTGCAGGGAGCCACGCTGCAGGATATCGAGGCGCTGCGTGCGCAGGTGAGCCTGCTGCGTGAGCGCGCACAGCTCACGCGCGCGGCCGGCAGCCAGGCACAGGACGCGCGCATGGCGCGCGAGGGCGGCGAGGCTCTGCGCGCGGCCGTGAACGCCAGCGAGCAGGCCGCCGGCGAGGCGCGTGAGCAGTGGAGCCGCTATTTGACGGAGGCCATGCAGCGTGGCCTGGAGGCGGGCAAGGGCTTCATCCCGGCGTTTGCGGAGAGCCTGGCCAACACGGTGCAGGCGCGGCTGGCGGCCGCGATCAGCGAGGGGCTGATCGACTCGCTGCTGCGCGAGCTGGCCGGCGGTGCGGGCAGCTCGGGCGGGCTGGACGCGATCGGCGATGCGTTCATCAGCATTTTCGGCCTGGCGCAGGGCGGCGTCATGACCTCGGCCGGGCCGCTGCCGCTGGCGAAGTACGCGCGCGGCGGCGTGGCCAACCGGCCGCAGGTGGCCCTGTTCGGCGAGGGCAGCATGAACGAGGCCTTCGTGCCGCTGCCAGACGGCCGCTCGATCCCGGTGGACATGCGCGGCGGCGGCGTGACGGTGAACGTGATCAACAACGCCGGCGCGCAGGTGAGCACGCGCGAGCGCAACGACAACGGCGCGCTTACCGTGGACGTGATCGTGGACCAGGTCGAGCAGGCGATCGCCGGCAACGTGATGCGCGGCCGCGGTGCGCTGGGCGGTGCCATTGCCGGCCGCTTCGGGCTGCGTCAGCAGCCGCGCTAGGAGAGAGGCATGACATCGTTGCTGGACCAGGTGCCGGTGTATCTGCTGAACGACTGGGAGGCAAAAGCGGCCTTCGTGCGGCGCGCGGCGTGGGCGGCGCCCCTGGCGGCACCGTGGGCGATCGCGCGTGCGGAGCCGGTGACGCTCGCCGAGCTGCCGGCGTGGATGCAGCAGTGGGCGGCCGACAAGTACCGGCGTGAGCTGGGCGAGGTGCCGCCGCTGCGCCGGCTGCGGCCCAACCAGCGGTGGCTGGAGACCCAGGACGATCCGCTGCTGCCGGCCGGGCTGTACGAGGCGCAGGTGCGCTGGCTGTACGAGCGGCTGGGCTGGGCGCCGGCGGCGTACTACTGGCTCGGGCTGCGCAACCGCGCCTACAGCGTTGCGCACCGCTTCCGCTTCTGGCACCGGGTCGAGCGCACCGAATACCGGGTGTTCGGCGACGGCAGCATGCAGCCGTTCGTCCCCGGCGAGTGGCTGTGCGTGGCGCTGGTCGACGGCGAGCCGCGCGCATTCGAGTACAGCCGCACGTGGGACTACACGGCGCGCGGCGAGGTGCACCGGCGCGGCCCGGTCGAAGAGGCGCTCGCCATGCTGGTGAGCGCGGTTGGCCTGGCGGGCAAGCGCGGCGGCCAGTACCGCATGGGCTGGAAACTGCGCCCGCTGGCGCGCGCCGCCGCGGGCCTGGAGCCGTGGCCGGACCCGACCGCGCCGAGCGCCATCGGCCAGCTGCAGGTGCCGAGCTGGCGGCCGCTGCAGTCGCTCGAGGGCTGAGCGGTGGCGGCGTTCCCGACCGTTCGCTACAAGTTCGACGACATGGGCGAGCAGCGCGGCTCCGCGCTGAGCCGCGTCGAGATGGAGGCCGGGCCGCCGAAGCAGGCGCTCAAGCAGTCACGCGTGATGCTGCAGATTCCGCTTACGCTGGTGTTCCTGAGCAAGGCGGAGTTCGATGCCTTCGAAACGTTCTTCGTGACGACGGTCAGACAGGGCGCCGACTGGTTCGACTGGACCCACCCGCGCACGGGCACCGTGCACCAGGCGCGCTTTGTGGCGGGCCAGGAATGGCGGGCGCTGCGCTACCAGCGCGCGACGCTCGATCTGATCGAGCTGTCGATCCTGCTCGAGTATTGGAGCGCGTAGGTGCCCAACTACAGCGCCCCGATGCAGGCGCACCTGCAGGGCGTGAACCGGGCCGACCCGGAGGTGATCCTGCTGGAGATCGCGCACGCGGACCTCGGCACGCCGGTACGCGTTTGCAACGACGTGCAGGATCTGACCCACAACGGCAACCTGTTCGTGGCGATGCCGTTTGCCTTCACCCTGCCGGACGACGCCGGCGAGCAGCCGCGCGCGCAGCTCGTGATGAGCAACCTGGGCCGCGAGCTGATGGCTGCCCTCGAAGACGCCGCCGGCGGCGTGGGCGCCACGCTGCGGGTGCGGGTGGTCCGCCGCAGCGTGCCGAACACGGCCGAGCTGGATTTCACGGTGGCGCTGCAGACGGTGACGGCGGATGCGGACACCATCACCGCCGAGCTCGGCTTCGACTTCATGCTCGACTGGCCGGCGATAGCCACGCGCTACGACCCGGTGAGCGCGCCGGGAATCTTCTGATGCACGCGCCGCAGGTGTCGCAGGCCGACGTCGAGCGGTACGTGGGCATTCCCTACCGCGAGGGCGAGTACGACTGCGCCGACCTGGTGCAGCAGGCGCTGCGCGAGCTGCTGCACATCGAGATCGCGCTGCCGGCCGACCGCACGCGCTTTCGGCACCCCAGCTCGATGATCGGTGAGATCGTGCGCTGGCGGCCGCTGGTGGCGCGCCGGCGCTTCGACCGCAGCGAATGGCGCAGCGGCGACGGCGTGCTGCTGTGCGTGGGCGAAAGCAGCTACCCGACTCACGTGGGCCTGTTGTTTGACCTCGCCGGCGAATGGTGGGTGCTGCACAACGACCAGGCCTGTCGCGCCAGCGTGCTGACGCTGCTGCGGCGGATGCGCGAGATCGGCTTCAGGCTCGACGGGGTGTACGGCTGGAAGCCGCGGCCGCCGAGCGACGAGGCGCGCGCGGCAATGAAGGCTGCGGCATGAACGCGGTGACCCTGAGCGCGTGCCGCGCGCTGGTGCCGGTGACGCCGGCGGCGCTGGTCTCGGCCGCGCCGCAGGCGGTGGTGCAGCTGCAGCCGCTGGGAGGCAGGCCGCGGTTCGTGTTCGCGCTGCTGCGGCCGGGTGAGACGCTGGCGGAGTATCTGGATCGGGCTGGCATTGACG